CCCTAATGGGCCCACCGGAATTGATCCGCAGCATTGTGCTGTCTCCACTCAGGACTAGCTAAACCAAATGTTGGTGTATAACCGATATCGGGAAAAGTATGGAGAGCCGTATTCCAAAGGTAAGGCTTTTGCTCTTACCGGTGGCCTGGTCGATTATGATCAGGGCGACATTCCTACTTTTGCTCGTGGCATGTTTGACGTTGTGGGTTATCCCCATGACTCCAATGTGCTGTACATAGGAGACGTCGGTTATATATTTGGATACACGAGCGGGCAGGTTAGTCCCTTCTTCTCTTGCGAGAGTTGGGCCGAAACTGCCTTCTTCTTCAACTGGGATTTTGTTGAACCCCCAGGTGTCCCTACAGATGGTGAAGTAGCCACTAAGCTCGTAGCTCAGACTAATCCGAGCCGGCCAGGTGCAAACCTGCCGCTATTTGTGTACGAACTTAAAGATATACCAAGAATGGTGAAGCGAGTCGGAGAGGTGATCAAGAAGGTACAAGAGTTCCAAGCTCAGGGTATAAAGTATTCCCTGAAAGAGGGCTCAAGTGACTTCTTGGCCTACCAATTCGGCTGGTCTCCACTAGTCAAGGACCTTACTCGGATGTTCGATTTTATGGCCAACGTTGATCAACGTATCAACGAGCTGGATCGATTGTATTCCGAGGGTGGACTACATCGTAAGCTTACAGTGTTTGACGGTTATGGCGAAATGTCCCCTAGGGGATACTACGTTGGACCCGTCTATGGAGGCGAGGCAACTATTGAAGTGGGCTTTACAACCCATTACAAGAAGTGGGGCACGGTTCGTTATGTGCCTACCACGCTACCTCGCTTTCGGGGAAATGATGAGAAGATCGCATATGCCCGGCGACTTGTTGCCGGGTTCAGCGTTCGGCCAGCTACCCTTTGGGAAGCTATGCCTTGGTCGTGGCTCATTGACTGGTTTGGGAATGTCGGCGATCATATTGCCGCAAACCTCAACGAAGTCCCTGTGTCCATCGAGCATATAAACATCATGACAAAGCTGGAGATTGTGCCCACTAATTCTAAGTGGACGCATAATCCTTGGAAAGCAGACTTTAAACTGCAGACCAAGAATCCTATGCGAATGCTTCGCATTCGCACTCCAACTGTGTTACCCACACTGCCGTCCTTCCACCTGCCCTTTATTTCGGGCAAGCAGCTGTCGATCATGGCGGCTCTTGCTATTCAGAGATTCTGAAGCAGGAGTTGGGCTAGACTAGCCCGTTACGCCATGGAGAAGAAGTAATGACGATCGCATCCCCCATCACGATCACTATTAACGCGGTCACTTATGACTGCGTTAAGATCAAT